CACACGTTTCGGGTGAGTATACGTTAGCAACAAACTATGACGGAACGACGAGTAATTTGTACGTGAACGGTGATTTAATTACACAAACAACCCCGAGTCCAGCGATAAGTGCGGGTGTAAAAGAGTTCATTCTCGGTAAAGAGTTCGACGGGTACGTGAAAAATTTCAAGTTTTGGAACTATGCGAAACACTTCTTCGTAGCCGGACTTTTAGATTCATATTCTAGTTTTTATACAAATTTAACGGGTGCATATTCAGTTAGATTATTATTTTCGGAATATACAGGGGCACATGTGAGAATAAAGAGGTCGAGTGATAATACGGAAGTTGACGTAACATTTGACAAAAATGGTGCTGTTGTAACTCCAACTGATTGGACAAGTTGGTCGGGAAGTGATACATTATACGTGATGAAATGGTACGATCAGAGTGGTAATAACAAGTTTGGTACGGCGGTTAGTAATCCTACGTATGATAAAACAAATAAACGTGTTGTATTCGATACTGATGATTATTTTACTTTACCGAACGGTGTTGCTCCTACGGGTGATAGTGCATATTCGATTATTGCTTATCACAATACTCTTGGTAGTGATGGTGGTATATTTGGTTCCGGTAATTATGGTACTAATAATCAAGTACTTGCTTTAAGAAGATATAATACTTCTATGTATAACAATTATTGGTGGGGTAACGATTTACAAACTGGTACATATGGAGCTAATACAGTTGTATCCGTGACGTACCGTGCCTCTGGTACTACACGTAGTATGTATATAAACGGTGTAGCTGATAGTACTACTACAACTACGACTAGAAATGGTGCTGCGGGTAATGAGACAATTGGAAAAACTTATAACACTGAATATTTGAACGGTGAATTGTATGAACTTTTGGTATTTGATACCGGATTATCAGCAAGTACTATATCTGGCATTTCATCTACTTTGAAAACGTATTAACCCCAAGCTCTTTGCATACTCGATTCAATGGCCCACGGGTACCGTATTTTACCGTACCCGACGATATTATACGCGTCGATACCGATACGGTTACATTTGGTACACACGTCGAAACTGTCGTCAATGATCGAGTCTAAAGCAAGACTTCGACAGATTTCGTGTTTCTCAATTTCGTGGTCCGTATAACTATTGGTCATGATAAGATCGTCGAACGTATTGGGGAACCAGTACCTGAGCCACTGTTCAGTTTGATCGCGCGCGTAACTTTGGCGACCCGTGACGATATACATTTTATCGGCGTGTTTGCGTAAATACCCCATTTGTTTACACACGCCCGGGATCGGTTTAAGTTTCGCGAACGCTTCGGATTCGTAAAAATCGTGGACCATGTTACGCGATTCGGTTTCGGTAATGTTAAACATATCTTTATAGACGTACGGGTACCTTTTAGTGGCGGGAAACTTGTACCCACGGAACTTTGCCATGGGTCTTACGAACGAGACGAGAACTTCGTCGATATCAATAGCAACTCTTTTCATTTTTATTTGTAAAACTGCGCCCAAAATCTCTAAATTAATTTTCATACGAGTATAGTAAGTAAATAGTATCTATGGCGGTACCACCAGTAGTTGACTATAGTCGTATGGAAAGACTTAAACCTCCAGAAACTCGGGTTATTCCCATAAATGCTAACACTTTGTGTATATTTTTAATCATAGCAACGATAATAGGTTTGTATAAGAGGTATATAGACGTTAATCAATCACGTGAACGACGTCGTATTTGATACACTCCTCGGGGTCTAAGTATACGTCGCGTTTCATGAGTTTATTAAACTGTTTCTCGGGTATTTTGGTTTTTTCCTTGTACGTTTTCGAAACCATTCCCATGAGTTTATCGCACATTTTCATTTCGTCCTTAACTTCCTCATATTTCCCCCAGAACCCCGAAGTTGATATTTGGTGTATGAGTACGTGTGCGTTCTTACCTATACGTCGTTCGTGTCCTCCCAAGAGTAAGAACGTGGCGGCCGAACAACACGCGCCTTGTGCTATGGTAACAATCTTGACGCGTGACTTTTCGAGTATGTTCATGGCACTGAGACCTGCGAACAAATCACCACCTTCGCTACACACGTGTACACGTATAATTGGTTCGTAACCTATGAGTTCGGCTTTCTTTTTGAGAAGTGCGATCTCAAGTTTCTTAAACTCCTCTATGAATTCAAGTATATCTTCGTTTGTTATTTCGCCGTAGTAAAAGATTTCGTTACCTACGACGCGTGTTATTTTAAAATCTTCTTCTTCGGTGCTCGTAACAACGTTCATTTTTTTTTAAATTATTATGCTATTTCTTCTTTAATCATTTTTTTGATTCGTGTAATTTCTTTTTGTTTGAGTTTGTTTTGTATACCGAGGTGGTTCATAACGTCAAAATCTTGGGGTGTTAAGGAATACTCTTTAAACTTTGATACATCGCCTTTTTTGGCGTATTCACGCAAAAGCATGAACTCGTGGTGTAACATTTTTGTATTTGAATTAACTTGTATGTTTCTAACCTTTTGTTCACGCATTTTTTGGTTCCCTAACTTTGTCCAGAACTTACCCCGTTTAACATCATTGGGTTCGAGATGTTTCGTAAAATACGATTTGGGTATTTTTATCGCGTAAAGTGCAAAGTAAGGCATCATTTCCCAATCACCTTTATACATGTACTCGTCGTACATATCCGCCATACTTAAAGAGTGTGAAACCTTATCCATATTGTCGTCGAGTGCATACGGAAAGTTCTCGGATATTATAGACCAAACGTGACCGTGTTCGTGTATACTACTCGTTATATTTACCTTTTCGTTCGCGATACACAAAATATCGGTCACGTAATCCTTAGGCGATTTGAATATATCCTTTTCGTGGGGGTAATCAATGTAGTGAAAAAAGTTGTGTAGATTACCGTTACACATTTTCGCAGATACTAACGCGTTCGAGTGTTTCGGTTTAAGTTTTACAATAGTTTCAGGTTCGCGTTTAGGTATAATCATGGTTACGAAATTTTCCATGAAGAATACATTTTTGGACGTTACGACGAGTTGTTTCTTCGTAATACTTTTTCCCTCGGCTACGGATTCGATTATATGTTTTAGAACGTGAACATCCGTTTCGTAATCTTCTATGATTGCATGTTTGTTAGAGTTTCGTATAGTATTAAGAAACAAATCTTTTCTCTGTAACGTATCTTCATTGATTTCTAAACTGTTCGTTTCGTCTAGGACTTGGTTTAAAATGAAACTTTTACCGAACCCCGATGCGCCACACAAAAACACGTTCTTACCTTCGTCGATGTACTTTTTCAGGTCGGAAACTTCTTTTTCGTGGAGCGAAATATTTACATTCTTTTTTTGTTTATGTATTGTAACGAAGGCGTCCATGTCTGATGAAAGTGAAAATGAAAATGGAGAAAGTGATCTCGCTACTCAAGCTTTAGATATTATTATGGAAAATAATACACTCCAGAAACGTGTTATAGACCCTTTAAAAAGGAAACTTTTTCCTTACTTGATGTGCATTACAGTCTTTAACCTTGCTCTTTTTCTGATGGTGGCGTATCTTGTGAATCGTCTTTCGGTGATTCTGTAAAGACTTCCATGAGTTCCGTGCGTCGACGAAGTTCTTTCATTAGATCACCTTTCAGACTTACGAGCCCCTTATTTTTTAAATCCGATATTTCGTTTTTACGTTCCTGTATACGCTCAATATCGGCTTTAACGGTTTTCTTAGCCGATACTACGTTCCCTCGTATTTCATCGAGTTCACGTTTGAGTTCTCTTTTTGCCGTACCTGTTACTGCATCTTTGAGTTTGGTAATGACCATGTTTTCGGCAATGGCTCTGAACGGCATGATTGGTTGTATGTGCATGATTTCTGGTTTGAAGAACTGGTTATCGTCTGGGAATTCCCTATCGAAATCGTTAATAGTTTTTTTCGGGACATTCGGTGATTGTTCGATGAGTCTATCGTATTCGTTCCTACAGTTTTCAACCATGGTCGTGCCGTCTTGTGTTCTTTCACCCAAAGGTAACGTGAGTTCGAGACGTATAGTTCTCGAGAGTTTACCGTACTGTACCGAAGCGACGCGGTGACCTTCCATGAGTTCGTTGATTTTGAGAAACTGCATGATAGTCGTTGCAATGGCAGTGATTAAGTTCAAACCACCAATAGCCGACGGTACGTACGGTTGAACCGTAGGTGGAAACGTTTCTTGAGCAAAGTTTGCCGTACCGGTTATGGTACTTAGTATAATGAGAGGTATCGTAAATTTCATACTTAGATTTTTATATGAACAATAGGCTTGGTAGTGCATGTATCGATAACACGCAGCGGCTTCACCCCAGGATTTTAATATTTTCTCCTGTTGTGGATGCCATATTTTAGGAAGTTTCTTTTCCTTGTCCATATTAATAGATATGAACATTATATTCTTCATTCACTTAGTGTTTTTTATAACCATGCTTGTTGTTCCGTTTATGAAAAATAAAAAGAACCTCGAATTTTATTCTTTACTCGTTCCGTTCATATTTTATCATTGGTCCGTTAACGACGATACGTGTGCGTTAACTCAGATGGAAATGATGGTTACAGGAAACGAAAAAGAGGAAACGTTTTTTGGTAGAATCATGGGTCCCATATACAAAATGGATGATACAGACGCAAACAATTTTTTGAAAACGCTTCTTTTTATTCTCTGGATGCTTGTTCAATTTAGACTTGGTCGAATAGATTTATCAAAATTTTCTAATAAAAAATAACTTCTCGGTACATATAAATGAAAGTTAAGACAAAACAAAGATTAACTTACGTAGCTATTTTAGTATTATTATTTGTAGTATTGTATCAATTGTATAACCCCACCGTGGTTAAGGAACAAGTAGCCGTAGAAGTACCTGTAGAGGTTCCAGTACAAATACCCGTTGAAAAGGAATTTAGAAAACCGCCGATCAAAGAGTATAAACCCGGGTACGTTCAACAAATGGGTGTTCTTGTGGGTTCTGACGAAGAAACGTTACCGCTTTTCGGTAAAGAAGTTAGGGGGAGACGAGATAGGTACCATTATTATACGGTAACGCCTGGTGAACAAATATATTCACTTCCTGTGACACACGATAACCGTGATTGTATGGACGATATTGGGTGTCAGGAACTCTATGGTAACGAGTCTGTTTCTGTTTTAGGTCAAGCTGGAACATTCAAGGCTAAAATGTACAGAACGGATAACTTTTTTATTTAGACGAGTAAAAAAGTATTAAATAACAACATGAGAGTAATACTATAGTCCTTAATACACTTGAAATAGTTTTGACGGTATTACACTCATCAGAACATTTATCTTTTACAGGTTTTCCGTTTACTGTTACGTTACTAAAAAATATACACGGACATATTTTTAAAGGTACAAGTGATACGACGGACCAAACACAACACAATAACAGGAAATATTGTAAACGATCCATTTTTTAATTTATTTATATTAAACAAATAAAAATATATTGGTTAATATAAATGAAGTTTGAAATTCTTAAGGACGAAGCAAAACGACTCGGTATTCGTGTGACTAAGAAAATAAAAGGTAAACGCGTTGCCCTTTCTGAAAAGGAACTCAAGGCAAAAATCCGAAGAAGGAAACCACCTGCGTTAGAAATACAGGTTCGCGAAACGAAAAAACTTTTGCGTACGTGTAAATCGTTATTGAAAACTATGGAACCGAGTGTCTCGGTAAAGAAAGTCGTACCACCCCTAGCACCCCGAGTGATTCCCTCAGCACCTCGGATTCCCCCACCACCCCCGGTCCCACCACGTCCTGTGAAACGCGACCCACGTGCAAACTTAATGACAGCTTTAAAAGCAAACCTTGAAAGACGTGGTATTAGACAAAAGTTAAACCAAACTTCTTAGTTATTATTTTTTTAGCCCCTTCGAGTTCAGGGTGACTCCATAAGAGCCAACGCGACCAGAACCCAGCGGTATAAATACCTGATTTACCCCAGTTTTCTTTATAGCTTCGTGTAACATCAAGCATGTTTTTGTGAACGAGTTTAGGATTGGTTTGTTTTTGAACCATGTGTGGTACAAACCCACCGTGACGCGTGACGTACATACGCATACGTAAAGGATCTTTGTGTTTCGTATAATCCGTGTACCCTTTACCCCCAAAATCGACCGTTTTACCGTTTTCAAATGTGACTCTAAACTTTTTATCAAAACGCGGACTTTTTTTTAAATGAACTCGCATGTATTATAATATACTAATAATTTATTCTTCCGTGTTGTATTGAAACAAATTGAGTATATCTAAAAAGTAGTCCATGGACGCATTTATAAAATCACCTCCGTAATTTTTTTGTAAAATATTATTTGTATCGTAAACTACAAAAAGTGCGAATATGAGCGAACCTATTTTTGCGTATTTCTTTTTATCTGGACTAAATAGTCTCGATACTAGTAATGCTAAGAGAGCCAAGAAAAGAAAAATACCCATAGGTCTGAAATCTAAACCAAACTGTACACTTAACAAACCCAAAACAAACAAGGCTATGAATATACCGACAACTTCGAGAAGAGATTCCTTAGCGTCTGCTTGTGGAGATATGTACGCGCCTATGAGTGCGGATATAAGTGTAAAAATCATAAACTTAACCGGTAAACTCATTTTAACAAAAACGAGAGTTAAGAATAATCCGAATAACAATAATAAATTCAAAAGCGCATTTCGCGCCATAAAATCGCTATATTGTGGATTTTCTACAACTGTTTTTGCAGATTGATACGCAACGAGACCTTGGAAAATTAGATTTGCGAATACCGCGCTCATAAAAGTTTTTTTATTTTGTAATTGCATTATTGTATATTAATATTGAATATAATTTTCTGATCTCTGACGCCTCCTGTGTATTACAATTCCGAGTGTGAGTGCTATTATCCAAGCTTGGAACTGTGTGAATCCGTAAGGTTCTTCGACCGTGAACATTTATTTTAATAGAGTATAAAAAATCAAAGGTGTTTTCTACACACGGCTTTATACAAATCATTACCCCCTATAAGTTCTCTTCTAGAATTATTGACGATACGTTTCGTGAAAGGGCCATGTGTTCCGTCCATACATTCCATACACATGGCCGATATTTTGAAAACTTTATCGGCGAGAGGAATACAGTCTAAGATTTCACCAAACTTTCTTTGTTTATAATCACCGTCTAGACCCGCTAATAGAACGATTTTTTTATCGTCGAGCGCTCTTTGTACAAACTTTTTCAAACCCCTAAAAAACTGCGCTTCGTCAATTGCAATAACGTCGATGTTTTCGTATTTTAAGTCACGTAGATTCTTTACTTTTACACACTCGAACTTCGTGTTATCGTGAGTTTTAAGAACACTTTCAGGAGACCGTGTATCTTTATACGAATTTACAACGAGAATACGTTTACCTATGATTTGGTACCTTTTTAAACGACGTACGAGTTCGGTCGTTTTACCTGAGAACATGTTACCCATAATAATCTTAAGACTCATTTTATAAATGCACGAATTATTTTTTTATATATATATAATATAATATAGCATAATGTATTTTAATACTTATGTTATAAATTTGGAATCATATAATAAACGATACGAAGTTCAAAAAAAGAAACTTAATGATGTCGGTATTTATCCTACTCGTATAAATGCATATTATAAAAAAAATATAGAAAAGAGTGAAATTAAAAAATATTTTGGGTATTTTAGTTTTTTATACCCGGACACTATGATAGGTTGTAATTATAGTCATTTACAAGCTGTTAAGTATTTTTTAGAAAATGATACAAACGATGTCGCACTTATACTTGAAGATGACGCGTTTCCTCTTTTTTCTAATGTTTCTGAAATACGTAAAAAATTAACAAACATTAATTGGGATATGCTAAGTTTACACTGTGATGGTTTATGTCCCACAAAAGTAGGTAGACCGTATTTATTTAGTGGTTCTGCGGCTGCGTATTTTATAACACGAGAAGGTGCACGTAAATTATTAAAACATAAACTCACGAATTATATTGATAGGAAAACAAACTATATAAAAAATTTTAACAAACGTATTGATAAACAAAATTCATTTTGGGCAGATGAAGACGGTGTTATGAGTGGACAATCAAGTATTAATAGAAACGATAAAAATTCGTCGTGTCCTTCTTTTATTAAGGGTATATCACCTTATTTCATGAATAGAGGTGAAAAGACATTATGTCACTTTAAAAATTATAAAGCTTTTAAAATTCCCGGTACAAATAAAGAAATTACAAATAGTGAGATTGTTTTAATATTATCATGTATATTTTCATTAATTATAATAAAGAAAACACTCTTAGTATAATATAAAACATTATGGAAACACTCAAAATCAAACGAATAAATTTAGAAGCTACTTTACCGACACGTGCATCTCCCGGTTCGGTTGGTTACGATTTGTATAGTTTGAACGATATAGTCATTGAACCACAGTCTAGGGAAATCGTGAGTACGGGTATATGTGCATGTATACCAATGGGGTGTTACGGTCGAATTGCACCGAGATCCGGTTTATCCGTAAAGTATGGAATACACGTGGGTGCTGGTGTAATTGACCCCGATTATACGGGTGAACTAAAAGTGTGTCTTTTTAATCTCGGGAACGTCCCGTTCGAAATTAAAAAGGGGGATAGAATCGCTCAGTTAATTTTAGAGAAGTGTTTAACACCCTTGATTGAGGAAGTAGATGAGCTGAATAAAACGATGCGCGGAAACCGCGGTTTTGGATCTTCGGGTACTAATTAGGTATTATTTCCTCTTGAGTTGATTAACCGTAGAACCTAAAAATGTTAAAAGTGGATAGTACCCATTATCACTGATAATACAAGTGCTAATAAATTAGTTACCAAACGCGACACCACCCATACCATTCTTAATCCTGAGAATGTTATAGTTGACCGCGTAAGCGCGTATCATATCTACATCGGTTGCACTAGGTGTTCCGTTTATTTTTATAGTAGCGTTATCGATTCGCGAAAAGTTAAGAGTACCCGTTGGCTGAGATTTGTTCATGGTAAGACACAATGGCCATGTATATATTTGTTCCTCTGCTAAACTATCCGAAAGAACTGAACAGTGTCTCGTTGGAACAACGTGTCTGTAATATTCACTAGACATGTTCTCGAACAAAGCAACACCGTTTATGTACATAGAGGCATCTGAAAATGTGTATGCTGTAGTATCCTTGTTACCGGCAGTAATGTGAACACTCTTAACTGGGTGATTAAAGTAGGTAAGGTCTACGGAAGTATCTGAATCATTCATGGGTTGGTATTGTGTCTGTGTAATAAGAAGTTCGTGTTCGCTTTTAGTGAAGAATTCACGTTCTTGAGTGTCGAGGAATACATACGACGCGTATACTTTTGGTTTAGATGTAGGTTGAAACGTACCGTTTCTACACTTAACTCTTATTTCGACTTCGTGGTATTGGAGACCAACAAGTGGGAGCGACTTTGTCCAGTCTTCGCTAAAGAAAAATGGAATTACGTAAGAATTGAAAGATTCATTAACACCTTGTGTTTGTGTTGTTACTGCACACGACGCTTTTGCTTGGGATTCATTATAAAGCGTGTTATGTACGGTATTGATAAACAATGTATCCAATTTGCACACTTCTTGTCCACCGATCCAAAGTGCAAATTCGGTTGGTGTAGTTTCATTCGAAGTTGCATTAGCCGATTTGAAAATAGAATCGTCGTCGTTATTGTGGTTAATATTTGGATTTTCAATCCATACGTAACTTAAAAGATCACCCTTAGATTTGATAGGTATAGAAACTTCGTTTCCCGATTCAAACGTTCCGATATAATCGAGTCGTTCTGGTTTAATTGCAAAGTTAGTGTGACGTTTATAGTTTTGTCTGAAGAAGGAGACTTGTGGGTCGCCTGTGATGTAGACATCTTGGGCACCGACCGAGACGAGGTCAATCAAAGCAGCTGACATATTTACTATTATACTATATTAAAAAAATTGAGCGTTAACGAGGTAAGGAAAATGGTCGTTTTTCAAGCACTTACCTGGGAAACGGAAGACGACGACGAAAGTCACTTGGTACACGTGTTCGGTAAAACTCAAGACGGGTTATCGGTATGTGTGACGACCGAATTTAAACCATACTTTTTCGTAAAGTTACCTCGTGAAAGGGTTAAAAATCAAGCTATTATTTGGTTTGCTAAAATGTGTGAAGTGTGTCCAGATATAACTTTCGAATATAGTCTTGTAAAGTATAAGGACGTATGGGGGTTTCAGAATAATGAAGAATTTTATTTTATGAAAATAGATTGTTTAACGTACGGTGATAGAAGGCGTTTGGTTTCTAAACTAAAACATAAACTACCTGATGAATTTACAAAACTTAAACTTTTCGAGACGAACCTCGATCCGGTTTTGAGACTCATGCATAGAACTGGTATACAATCGACTGGGTGGTTAGATACGGGTGATTTGTGTTATGAAAATAACATTGCAAACGTCGATATAGATTTGACGTGTCCTGATTGGAGAGAACTCAAACCCGTAGATAAACCGGAAACGGCGCCATTTGTAGTTGCATCTCTTGATATAGAGTGTAACAGTTCTACGGGTAAGTTTCCTGATGCGGATATAGAAGGTGATGCTTGTTTTCAGATTGCTGTTTCCTTGTGTACTTTTGGTACCGACGTTCCTTACGATAAGACGTGTTTCTGTTATAAGAAGACTGATTCGAACCTCGAGGGGTGTTCTATTTTGAGTTACGATACGGAACGTGATATGTTGATTGCGTTTAGTAAGTACATGCAAGATATGGATATTGATATTATAACCGGTTGGAACATTTTTGGTTTTGATATGGAGTATATAATGAAAAGAGCTGAACTGAATTCGTGTGGTTCGTCTTTTTTCAATTTGAGTAAACTCAGGGACTATCGGTGTAGAATGGTGTATAAAAAATTGTCATCGAGTGCTTTGGGTGATAACGATCTGAAACTCGTTCCTATACCGGGGCGTTTTGTTTTTGATTTGTTTCACGAGGTTAAGAAAGGGTACAAACTTGATTCGTATAAACTCGATAACGTTTCTAAATTGTACTTGGGTGATCAAAAAATAGATATGCCTGCGAAAGAGATGTTTGTGCGATTTGTCGAAGAGGACCCCGTAAAGTTACGCGAGGTTGCTGAATATTGTATTAAGGATACTCTTTTGCCACACAGACTTTTGTCTAAACTGTGTACCCTTATCAATCTCCTGGAGATGGCGAAAGCGACCTGGGTACCGTTATCTTACCTCGTCGAGCGTGGTCAACAAATCAAAGTGTTCAGTCAGTTGACGAAAAAGGCGCGAGAAATGGGGTACCTGGTACCAACTATAGCGTGGGGTGAAGGTATGGTTGAAGGGTATGAAGGTGCAACCGTTCTGGAAGCTCAAAAGGGTGCGTACTATACACCCATAACCGCACTTGATTTTGAAGCACTGTACCCATCAATTATGATGGCACACAATTTGTGTTATTCAACACTTATAATGGATCCTAAATACGAAAATAAGGAAAAGTACCCTAATTTGGAAATCGAAACTTTTGGACAGTTTAAGTTTGTTCAGAACGTACCGAGTCTCTTACCGAGTATTCTTTTGGAACTCAAACAGTTTAGGAAACAGGCTAAGAAAGATATGGCAAATTCCACGGGTTCTTTGAAACAGATGTATAACGGTAAACAGTTGGCGTATAAAGTGTCCATGAACTCCGTTTATGGTTTTACGGGTGCATCTAAAGGTATGTTACCGTGTGTCCCTATTGCATCTTCGGTAACGCGTAAAGGAAGGATGATGATTGAAGATACTAAGAATTACGTCGAAAAGAATTTTCCGGGTGCAAAGGTAAGGTACGGTGATTCAGTGACACCAGATACACCTTTACTTATTCGCCAAAACGGTACTGTACATACGTGTCGCATTGATTCACTCGTAAATGAATATATTTTACGTGATGACGGCAAGGAAATTGGGTATATAAATGCCGAGGTATGGACCGAAAATGGGTTTACACCAATTCAACAAATTGTACGTCACAAAACCAATAAAAATATCCATCGCGTTGTAACACATACCGGTATAGTCGACGTGACTGAAGATCATAGTCTTTTACTCGAAAATAAGGAGATTGCTAAACCCACGCAGGTTGGTGTAGGAACGGCGTTACTTCACGGAAATTGTGTTGAATCTATGGCACACGCATATCCGAATGTATCAATTGAAGAAGCAAAAGTTATGGGATTTTTCTTTGGTGATGGTTCATGTGGTACATACTTTTGTAAATCTGGTGTAAAAAGTACATGGGCTTTGAACAATTCAAAATTAGAATATTTGGAAGAAATACAAAAATTGTGTCCATTTGAAACGAAAATATATGATACGATCAAAAGTTCTGGTGTCTATAAACTTAATGCAAATGGTAATGTTGTAGAAATTGTAAAACGATATAGAAAATTATTTTATAATGAACATAAGGAAAAGGTGATCCCATCTTGTATTTTAAATACAACTCCCGATATTATACAATCTTTCGTCGATGGATATTATATGGCTGATGGTGTCAAAGATAAAAATGGGTACACGCGCATGGATATAAAGGGTAAAGAAGGGAGCATGGGAATGTATATGTTAGGACGAAAATTGGGGTACAATGTTTCTATAAATACACGTACTGATAAAGTAAATGTTTTTAGACAAACATGGACAAAGTCTTTACAAAGAAAATCTCCTATAAAAATTAAAAAACTTGAATGTTTGGGTGAGACTGATGGGTATGTATACGATTTAACAACAAAATCACACCATTTTCACGTTGGACCAGGTGATCTCGTAGTACATAATACAGATTCTGTCATGGTTGAATTTGACGTAGGTGATCGTCAAGGTGAAGAAGCTATAAAGTATAGTTGGGAACTCGGTGAGCGCGCTGCTGAAGAGTGTACGCACTTATTTAAAAAACCGAACAATCTTGAACTGGAGAAGGTATATTGTCCTTACTTTTTGTACTCAAAGAAACGGTACGCGGCTAAACTTTGGACAAAAGGTAAAGATGGGAACATGAATATGGACTATATAGATGTTAAGGGTCTTCAACTTGTTCGTCGTGACAACACACCACATGTGAGAGAAGTGTGTAAAGAGTTACTCGATGTCGTTTTAGAGAGTAGCGATACGGGTCCTCCCAAAGCTTTGGCATTACAACGTGCTATAGAACTTCTCGAAGGTGAGGTACCTAACGAGAAGCTTATTCTTTCTCAACAATTGGGTGATTCGTATAAAGTAAAGGGTTTCACAGTTTCTATTAATAGTCCTGATATTAAGGATATTGATAGATTTGATATTAAGGATATTGATAGATTTGATATTAAGGATATTAATCAAGCACACGTCCAAGTTGTAAGAAAAATGCGTGAAAGACAACCCGGTTCCGAACCACAATCTGGTGATAGAGTTCCGTATATACTTCTTAAAACACACGACCCTAAAGCGAAGGCGTTTGAGAAAGCCGAGGATCCAAAATACGCCGAGGAACACAATTTACCCGTAGATTACCCGTACTATTTTCTGAACAAGTTTTTGAACCCCGTGTGTGATTTGATAGAACCTCTCTTTGACGATCCTAAGGAAGAAATATTCGGGGAACTAATAACGAGAGCTAAACCAAACAGAAGAAAGAAACTTATAGACGATCCTAACCAAAGAAAGATAAGTGATTTTTTCAAACAAAAGGCTTAAAAATTCGGAACGAATTCAATGATATGGAAGAACAATACATAGACACGAGTGTAAGATATGAAATTGCGTTGAAAACGAAATCTATATTAGAAAGTATGTGTGAAGATACACCTCGCCTCAAACGTCCAAACACGTTCGATGCATTGGATTTACACTTAAACGTCGAAAAACCACAAGATTACGATATTAAAATGAAACATAGAATATTACGCAATGATATAGTAAAAAAGAGTGATGTTTTTTTACGTAAGGAGATTGCACCTATAATAGCTATATCGTCTAATAAAAAACTTGATCGTGTTGAACCATATTTTCACTCTTTAGAGACACAGTCTAATTATTGTAGAGCTATACGAATAGATAAGGATAACAAACAAAGTAAGTTATGTATCAATATGGAAAAATATGATAACAAATGTGGTACGTGTAGAAATTCTAAAATACCTAAATATACCCGTGGTGTTTTACCACCACCTACGTATTCCAATCAAAATTATGATAAGTGTTTAGAAGGGAAAGATGTTTTGGTAGGGATTAAGCTTACTTAAAAAATAAAAACGAATAACGTATAAGATAATATGAATAAATCAGACATACTATTAAACTCGATCGATACATTTTACAAAGTGCCTGAAAATAGAACTATACTTAGTCAAATACTAAACAAATCCAGTGGTATATCTTTACGTAACCTTGAATGGTTTATTACGAATTACTCTAAAAAGACTAATTTATCATATAAGACTGGTGATGGCAAAATATTTAGTGTACACTGCGCTTATAAGTCTAGTTTAGATGGCTATAGTAAAAAGTTATTCGACCCCTTTTGTAGGTCTTCTAAAATTAGTTATACTATACCTGGTACAAATGATGAAATTCATACAACCGTGGCGCAGTTGAATTTTATCAGATGGTGCATAAAAAATAACATAATAAATTATATAAAACAAAACAAGACCGAATTGTTTAGTAAGCGAGTCTCATGAATCCATTTTCAAAAACAAAAGTTTGATAACCTACGTAGTATAAGTGTAGATTATAGTTATTCGTGAGTCCTTCTTTGAGTTTAACGTCTAAAACAGTTCTATTTGATTGTATTTGACTAAAGTCCAAGCTTCCCGATGGTTCCACATTAATCGGATTCATCGAGAAAGCATACGTGTATATATTTCGTAAAGGTCGGGATAATCTACTCGAAAATGGTACCACATACTTAAAATATTTGTGATCACTATCTTGAATGTTTGGTATATCTTGACCGTTTACGTATATTTTAGCACTCGTCATTACTGGATTATAAAATTCATTGGTAATTGAGTATTCTGAGTTTGATGAAAAGTTGTAACGGTTCGCGAATAGATTTGATTTGAGCGTTGTACCACCACCTTCGGATATTTTTTCATTTTCAAACTCTTCGCGTCTAAAAAACCAATTAAGTGTTTTTACGGGTACGTTTGGTACGAGTTCGAGTTTAGTTTCTTGTTTACCAGCCTCGATTTCCGTGGTTGGGTGTTTTCTAACTATATCTGTTATGAATGTCTGTTTCTTATTTGATAGGTATGTACGTTCACTCGAATCTAGAGTTATTTCCTCTGTTATTATATCGAAACTCTCGAGAGAAAGTGCACCCGTACAGTTCGTAAAAAATTCTTTTGGAAAAAACTCAAACTCGAATATTATTTTTTGTTTGTGTATAGCACATGTGGGAAAATACGGTCGGTTTGGTTTATTAGTTTCATACTCGTCACTTTCATACTTTCTCGAAAAAAATAATGGTATTGGAATAAGTAGTTTAGATTTGTATTGTCCTAACAGTTGATTACCTATCTCGAGTGATGTATCTTCTGCCAAGTTTCTGTTTATGGTATATCTTTTAGTTCGTTTTTCTGATTCGTCTAAATATAATTCGTCATATAGTATACCCCAATCTGCGTGATACTTTTCAACGACTAATTCGTCAACGCGCATAGTTACTGACTTAACAATGTGTCTTCCTATTTGGTCCGCAAAATATTCACTACCACCTGATAAACCGGGTAAATTTATAGAGAGGTACATGTTAGAAAGTAGATCGCCCATGTTTCTTGGGTTGAGTGTAATTTTTATAGTCTCGCCAAAAGGCCAGTTATCACTGATGACTTGATCATTTGGTCTGTTTACGTTAAAATTCCTATGAAATTTAGTAAAATTCGAGTGTTGTTTTTGTTCGTACTTATAAAGAGAATTTTCTTTGTTATTATCCAAAAGATACGTGTCTTGTTTTCCTATAGCATTTAAAGAAATTATTGAACCCGTGTTTGGTCCTGTGTCCGTATCACACATACTACTTATAATAAACAATTTTTTAAATGTCGTTTAACGTAATTTTGTAAATTTATAAACCACATGTATATTTCTTTAGAAGATAAGGATAAGGGTTTATGTTCTTGTAGGTCTTTTATTGAACCTATTTCTCTATTGCGTAGATTTGTCATACTCGGTTTTTTGAAACGCACAAAGCATGAATAACAAACTCTGTTAAGTTTACGTCCAAAAAATTTATAAAAACAATCATTATTACACATAAAAATAGGATTTATTTTTCTGTATTTTCTTATTAATTTTCGTATTTCAAAATCATTCGATTTCATATAAGGATTTAAAGGATTATTACACAATTTACAAAATCCCTTACATTTAATGTACATAAAATTTAAACGTTTTATCTTTTTATGTATTATAATCAAGTAACACAACCAGACGGTACAGTCTGTATAGGTGTGAATACAGAAGAACATAGACCTGAACCGTTTGATATAGAACAAGCGACCGTAGAGGTAGAGAGGGAAGTTGAAGTACACGAAGTTTTTACTAAATACATGTCACATGTCCATGAGTGTTTCTTTTTAATTACCTTATTCTCGTTCATTTTTATACAAAACGTAATAAACCTTATAAATACCATATTTTCCTTTATTTGTATGATTGGTGTATATTCGGGTGCTAAATATTTGGTAGTTATACACGCTATGTGCATGATATGTTTAGTAATGGTATGTGTAGTTATTAATGTATTTGAATATTTATTTTACTATTTTCCATACTTGATAATAAATGTGTGTTCATTAGCAACCTTAGTCGAGGTGGAAAATACTATAAATTAAGATTTAAAAATGCAATATTCTACAAAAGATTTCGAAATAGCTAAGAACTTTTATAAAACACACGAAGAAAAGTGTGAAAGGTTCGCGAGAAGTATTCATAAACTTAGGGAATCTAGAAAAAAATACGACGATTTGAGAACCAAAAAGAGTATAGTGATACTCCAGGAAGTTCCTGATAAAGTTGTTGAAAATAGACACGTTTCAAATATATGTCAAGCTACAACTATGAGTGGAAAAAAGTGTAGTTTTAAAGCATCGTGTGGACGGTTTTGTAAGAAACATTCATACGATACGAATAGTAAATCTTCTAAGTTTAGTTTAGGTGTAAAACCTGATTTAAAAAAAATATTGTTATAATAAAATGTTAGATCAAGGAACACTCAGACCCGTTATAATTTCAATGGCGCTTTACCTTTTAATTTCCCAAGTAGTTCCTGAAGTTTTAAAGAAACCCACAAACGTTAAGTTTATCGACGATATTGTCGCAATGCTCATAGCCCAAAAAGGATCACTCACTTCCGGTGCTATTCTCACTGGTTTGATCGTTTTCGTCACCAATTACGTTAATGAGGAATTCTTTTAAAACGTTTTCTTTTGATGTTATCATGTGTGTTTTTGGGTGTTCGTAATATCGTATATTTTTCGTATAAACGTCTTCCATGAACTTCAAGAGTTGCTCGTAGTTTGGTTTCCCCCAACGCATACCTTCCTTGTATAAGAAATCATCCCTTGGTATTTCCTGAAGTTCACAATCTATTGCGTAAGGTGTTCTTATATATTCCGTCGCACCTCCGTATTTTGTTATTATAACAGGTTTATTTCTTAGCGCGGCTTCAACAGCTCCCATACCAACACCTTCAGACGAAGAAAAACTCACGTAACAATCACCTATGGCGTGTATTTTTTCCATTTCCTCGTCGTTTATCAGGCCGTTTATTATTTCGACGTTTGGTATATTTAATTTTACTTCTTGATTACACGTAGCTTTTACCAGAAGTCTACTATCTGGTTTTTTTAAACATATGAAAGCTTCTAAAATTTTATTAAAGTTTTTTCTCGGATCGTATACGTTACCAATGTGGTAAAACGTGTATGGTTTTTTGTAAGGTATGTGTGCGTGTATAACGAAAAAATGTTTATCAGGAAACTGTCGTTTGAAAATTTTTCTACAAAATTCACTTGGAACTGCTATTTTATCGAAAAGTTCGAAGAGTTTCCCGTAATCTTCGTGTACCGTTTCAGTTTCACATACGGTCATACACGTTATGTTTTTAATTTTCTTTTTTATTTCTGGTATTTTATTTAACCAGTATTCTACTGGTAAGGCAAATATAAATGCATTTTCACGCTCTGGTATTTCGCCCTGTATCTCTATATACTCGCTATCAGGAAAAATGTCGAGGTATTTTTTGGTATGTTGACCTATACCGCTCAGAAGTGTCGGTCCGATGAATAACATTTAGTATAAAGATAATATTTCCTTTATATATATTACGCAATGGAATCTATAAGAGAACAAATTACCCAAGAACTTGCTAGGTCTAAAGTACGTGTCGATAAACTGTACAGTATACTCACTCAGATTGTCGATTACATTGAACCACCAAAGGAAGAGACTCCAGCTCCAGCTCCAGAACCAACTCCAGCTCCAGAGCCAGAACCAGAGCCAACACCAGCTCAGGAACCAACTCCAGCTCCAGCTCCAGCTCCAGAACCAGTTCCAGAACCAGAAACTCCAAAAAAGAAAACGGTTAAACGTGTTGTTAAAAAGAAGGTTGTGAAGGAATAAATTTATTTTTTACAAAGTAAAAACCACCTAATAGTAGAGCCATAAATAAGACTAAATACCTAAACGGATATTTTTTCTTCTTTTTGGCTTCCATTTTTTCTATATCGTGCTTATCGGGAAGTTTTTTAACGTTTACGTTGAGTTCGTCGATCTTGCCTATAAGTTTACCTAAAGCCTCTAAAATTTGAACTTCTCTGTTTACAGGTTTTTCTTTAACGTCTATAGTTGTTATTTCTAAAACCATATACCACGATGCATCCGGCTGAAGTGTTTTATAATCACCGTCACCTTGTGATTCGTACATTTCGAAGTGTAGTTTTTGTATAGATATGGGATTGAAATAATTCGTTTGTCTTTGAAAAGAACGCCATTGTTTATCACGTATTATGAAAGAATTACTCCCGGTAAAACTTCTTTCTAAAGGTACACGCGCGAGAATTTGACCGTTACGTTCATTTAGTAATTGAGCTCGTTTAGGAACATCCGGGCATATTATGTCTACATATTTAGCAACGTTAGTACTACCGGTCGTGTCGTTATCACCTACTTGCGTGACATAAAAGTCAACTGGTTTTATACCTATAACTTGTGATATTTCCTCGACGTGTAAATTGGACTCGAGTGTAAGGTCTATAGAAAACGAATTATTAGTACCCTTAACGAATTCCGATTCTATGACAAGGTATTGAATTTTTTTTGGTAAGTCCTGGAGAGACACCATCTTCTAATTATATTATATAAAAAAACTATGCGAATAGTAAGCATGTATAACATATATTCGAGTTTTTGTCGAATGATAAAGCCCATTAGAAATACAATATACGAGACTTCGTCCTCGTCCTCGTCATCATCCTCATCACAAAATAACATATACGTTAAATATCCAGAAAAACGTAAAAAACCGTACACTAAACTTGTATATGCAAGGAATGAAGCCGGTGAAAATATTGTTTTAGAATTTGATTGGAATGATACAGTACTTTTTCCTTATACACGTAGAAAATAAACCTAAGTTAGAGATACTATTTTTTATTTTTAAAAACAAAACAAAATAAAATTAAAAATGCAATGTCCGACTCAAAATTACATACGTATGAATACAAACTCGCTTTTGTTCAAGCGACTCGCGATTTACCAGAAGACGTTCAGAGAATCATCTTTGAAAAAGCAAACGAAAAGGAATTTGTGTGTCCGGATGCACCAAGAAAAAAAAGATTGTACAGAGCATATACATCATTCCCAACTAAAAATTTCGAAACGTTGGTTAGGAAATGTAGAGAAAAATGGGGGGAAATTAGATGAACACATACGTTTACTCGCGTACGAAGAATTTTGTTACGGGGAATTTGAGTGTAGAGAATTTAACAATTACGCGTGTCAATACAGAGACATGCTTTTGAGAGAATTAAAAAATAACAAAAAAGAAATTGAATATATAAGAAGGTATGGTTCTAAATGGTCGGTTTCACCTGTAAAAAAAGTTGAATTTAATCACACTGATAAACTTACTGAAATACAAGTTAGGTTATACGAGTGTGAGAAAAGATGTGAAGACTTTGAAAAGAAAGAAAATGATTTTTTTAAAAAAATATCATTTTATTAATCTAATCGAATTCTTGGTTCGTATATAAATATTTTAGTGTTAACATATATCCACTAAAAAATCGTACTTATATATCCGGCTTTTTTAGTGATATGAATTTGTATATTTGTGGTATTGTTGTACACCCTACCCATCCTAGTGCGTTTATTAGTTTATTATACATATGTTATTTAAAAAGTATACTTTTATATATTATAATCTTAAATGTTGTTATCCGTAATAAATCCGTACACTAGAACTCTAAGAATATCGTGTCCTACGAAAAGAAAAGAAAGTTTAGCCGAGTATGAAGAAATTAAGAACAAAATTAAGAGTTCGACACTAAAGTATGGCTCTATGGTTTCTGCCTACCATTTTATATTTCAAGATCCCATGGACGGTTTATCGGCTACACTAGGAACACTGGCGTCTTACGCATACGTTGATTCTTTATCTTCTTATGTAGATAATATAGAAAAGTCGTCGGGTCTTAATAAGAGAATGCTGATACCTGTAGTAACCGCACTTTTGGAATCGTATTGGAATTCTGTGGATATGCCTTTTGATTTCAATATGGGTGCAACGCTTTTCGGGTTTTTAGCTTATAAAGTAGCTTTTTACCAGATTTTTGCCGAAGAACTTTTGTTATTAAAAGATGGTGAAGAAGACCTAAGTGAAGAAGAATAATAAAAAAAATAAGAAATAAAAATGTCTGATATTTTTTACCAATTCGTAAAGTCGAACATTCTTGTAGAGAGGCGTCCGGAACTTGATGGTCTTGCATCTTCGCATTACCCGGCTATTGAAAATAAGGTTGAGGTATGGGGTATTAAGTCTAAAACCGGATTTCCCGAAGAGTTTAAACCGGAAGGTGTTGAGTATATCGGGCACGTGTATCTTATAAACACAGAAGAAAAAGATGCGAAGTGGTTCTGTCACTATCACGAGGAAAAAACCAAAGACGATAAACCAATTGGCATTATTCAACAAGCTTTGAAGGTTATATCAGACCAGGAAAAAGTTACTTTGATTCCCCTTATTGGTATTTCGAATAACTGGTTCAATTTTTGGCAAGTATACTATAACGAAAAGTTTTCTTCTGATCGTTCCAAGTATAATGCTTTTATAAAGAAACACAGGTTAGAAGAACGATTGAGTGTTCTTGATTACCAATTTAAACACGAAGATATGGAAATGGACTTAAACATTTAATACGTAATTGAAATATATAAAAATGACTACACTTACACACGAACTTATGAAAAATTGTACCACGCTCATTAGACTTCCCCACTTGAACGATCTTTGTTCTAATTTATGTTTTAAAAATTCCGAAGTGTACGCTTTGCGCGCCGATTTTGGGTACCCGGAACACCTCGTCCCTCATAACAATAAAAAAATTCTCGCGTATATGGGCATTTATAAGAAAAAGGTTGAGATGTCTTATGGACAAGCACACTTCATAACGTTTTTTCACGAACCTAAAATCCCGACTAAAGACGTACCCATTGGTATTCTCGAACACATGTATAACATTTATATGGAAGAACAAGTTAACGACTTAAAAGAATCCGGGTACCGCGAAAACCAGCACTTTTCCGTGGAACTATTTCCTTTAGAAATAAAGGAAACTAACGTCGGGTATTGGCGCTGGGTATTCGATGACGATTGGGGTGTTACCGATAAAATTTCTTTAGACGATCTCATCGACGATTACCATCTCACACCTTACGTAAACTGGAAAATGCTCAGGGACATTTTACCCGAAAATATTGATGATTATAACGGTAGTGTTGTTGAAAGCGATGAAGAAAGCGAATTTGACGATGGTGAAGAAACTGAAGAAGATGAAATTGAGGAAGGCGAAATTGTAAGTGATTCCGAAGCCTAAGTTAAACTTAAACTATTTATTTTTATATCACATGAGACCAAACTGTTCTTACGAGTCTTGCATTTCACGAGCTGGTAAAAACGGATTCTGTTTGAAACACAAAAATATCGGAGAAGCGGTAGAAGCACTTCTTTTTCTTTCAAAAAATGACGAAAAGCAAATTTGCCGACATTCGTATAATCGAAGAAACACTCGAAAAGGTATACCAGGAACGAAAGTTTCTCAGGGAAGAGTTGAAAAAAGCTCGGGAAAAAATAAAGTGTCTCGAAAAAAATGATAAAAAACCACCGGTGAGACGTAAAAGGATGAAAATGGATCGTCCAAGAAAAGTAATAAACGAAAAAGTTAGGGCCTGGGCGGTTCGAACGCGTGCACGTGAACTCGGTCTGAAGAACGTGAAATCGTGGAAGGTGCTCTACCAAAAAGACCCGTGTGTGTCCAACGAGAGAGAGTTTTACAGATCTTATCTAGAAAACTATAATAATATTGTAATTAAAAAAAATAAACACTAATATAATATGACTTCTTCGAATGATGTAGCTTTACAAAAAATCATGACATTTATAGATAACCATTCCGACGAATTACCCGAGGGTGATTATTTAGAAATGTGTAATAAACTTCGCGACATTTTTAGGGGTGAACAGAGAAGTAGACGCGTGATAACTTTACCTACAAGTTTGCGTGTAAACCCAATGGATATTATTTACGAACGGTGTATGGTATTAGTTCGTAAGAAAAGGGAACTTCGTCGCGCCTTGATTTATTCCAAAAAGAGGAAAAGAATAACACAAAACTTTAAAAATGAAGCTATAAAATCGTACTGCATTATTTTAGGTTTAGACGAGAACATGACTTTAACCGATTTACAAAGTGAAGGGTACATACCTGACGAAAATGTATTTTATAATGAATTTTTACGTGTGACTAATGAGTATAGAGAAGGGTTAAGGTATTTACAGATACAAGAGCTCGATAACATAGATAATGAGATGAACCGTGTTATTCATTTTTTGTCTTCTACTCAGAACGTCGTAAACGAATATAACTCTATAAACGTGAATGTACCAAACCTAAGTTGAACTAAATAAAAATAAAAAACAAGAACAAAACAAAAACAAAATGGATGAACTTACTAACTTGATGCGTTTGATAGATTTGAACTCAAAGATAATACCCGAGGGTGATTACCTCGAGATGTGTAATTCTATAAAGAAGGTACACGAGTGCGTTTCGCGTCCTAACTCGAATTACGAATCGGACTATGAAAATACGTTCCACTTACGCATAAACATGCGTGACGATACTTTCGATATACCTACACCATTTTCCACAGAAAATGGACAAAGGCACAGGCGTCGGTATTACGAAGACGATTCGGATGACGATGAAGATGAAGTAGTACAGATGGATGTAGATTTACCGACCGCAGACGCCGACGAACTCGACGAATTACTGGCGAGACCGGATGAGTCTTTTACCTTGGAAGATAGGTTTAATCTCGTGGACTCCGTTTTACCGTATATTCGGGTACCGAGAGAAAACGTGGTCGACGGTACTTCATTTGAATCTGATATAGAAAGGTTACGAAGAAGACAAAGAGAATATGACGAGGCTGAGTTACGTCGTATCGATAATAGAATACTCGAAACTGAAACTATGATCAGAAAAACCAAACCGAGACAAAGAATAACGAACATTGTTAAGAGAGATGCTGTGAGAAAATACGCTTCGGATATGGGAATACGGTTGTATAGGTATACTATAGGTGTTCTCATAGACAAAGGGTACGATGTAGGTAACGAGCGCGAATTTTATAAAAACTATTTGAATTCGTATAACGAAGAGATAGAACATAAACTGAGAGATTTGAACGACGAACTGTTTAACCTTTGTCGAGATAGAGATTCTCTTTTAGAAGAAATGAACGATAACGATACCGATACTTTTATTTAATTAAATATCATTTTACACCATTTTTCATTAATATTGCCGAAAGGCGAATACTCGAATAACAAATGTACTAACGCCCCTGATACTATCAAAACCGTCTCGCTTTTATATACGTATCTCGACATAAACATAACTATAAAGTAGAGTAGTAAACCTATGAAAAGTGCTTCTGTAAATACTGTTGTCACAGGACGCATTTTTTTTATTATAGTATAATAAAAAAATGGACGGTCAAGATATATTCATAAGATTCGTTTTATTAGGATTTGTAGTTTTTCTCGTTTGGTGGGTAAGCAATATGATGAGTAAAGCATCAACCTCTAAAAAAAACGGACCAAAAGTACCAAACTATTTTAAGGATAAATCACCAACACCAACACCTTCTAGACCTGATATAGTCTTATTATAGATTTTTAAAAATTATATTGTTATATATAAAATGTTAGTTTTAATAGCTATTATTTTATTTATCATTTTAGTATTATATCAATTAAGAAAAAATGATATACAGGAGGGTTATGGATATACAGTAAATGATTATAGTGTACAGTGGAATAATAGGGCGGGTATAGAAAATAGCGTTCAGAAATGGATATTTGTATTCGTAAACAAAAAAGGTGAAAAGTATCATACAAAACAATTTGAAAAGGGTATTGATCCTGATACTATGTTTAAAAACTTTGTAACTGTTGATAATACCAAACTAATCGATAACCTAACGTTTGATGTAGACATTACTGGAACTAATAAACTTAAGGTATATTATAACACTGAAGATACAAACCATTTCATAACCGAAAAGGAATTTGAGTATAGTGATTTTGGTATTTCGTTAAGTGATATACAACAATTTAAAGAAAACCCACCGAGTTCTGAATCTGAACCTGGAACTGCGTATACGTATAGTCCGGGTTTTGAATGGGGGTATTACAATGATAATTATAATGACGATGGGTATTCGGGTCAACAAACATGGTTCGATACACGAAAACCTGTTCATACACATAATACACAAGGTAGAAGTCGTGTCACGGACTTTTCAGATATAAATACAGCTTCAAGTGGACAAACTTTAGTTAACGGTGATGAAACGTATTCATATTTATGGACTGGATATTTTAAAGCACCGAGTACAGGTACGTATTATTTTAATACAAGATCCGATGATAACAGTCATATGTGGATTGGTCCAGCCGCTCTAAATCCTAGATACGATAATGTAACTGTTAATAACGGTGGTTTACATGATATGCAAACAGCAACAAGTGATGGTGTAAGTTTAATTGGTGGTGAGTATTATGATTTTCGTATGACATTCGGTGAACAAGGTAACGGAGATAACTTGCAAGCACAATGGCGTTTATCAACTGGTTTATTCACATACGATTGGAGTACAGTCGCTTTTTCTAATCGACAAATTAGTGGTGGTAGTTCATCTATAACTATTGCTTTCCACTATGATACTTTTAGCTCGAGTGATTATTCGAGTGCATATTCGACGGTATCAGATGCAGCAAACGCTGGACACGTGTATTCAAATACACCTTCGGGTACGTACACTTGGGGTACGTTAGGGACACCTTCGACGGCGAGTAACCAAACTACGTATACATGGACACCATCTGGAACAATAACAGCCAGTGTGTTAATGGTTGCCGGTGGTGGAGCTGGTGGAGGATGGTGGCATGGTGGTGGCGGTGGTGCAGGTGGTTTAGTGTACTATTCGAATCAAAGTTTATCTGGTTCAAAAACAATTAAAGTTGGTAACGGTGGGTATCAAAACGGTGGGAATCAAACCAGTGGGGCGTGGTCAAATGGTTTTAACACTGAATTTACCGGTTTAACGACGGCTGTTGGTGGTGGTAAAGGTGGAACTGACTATAGTAAACCTGGTCCAGGAAGTTCCGGTGGTTCCGGTGGTGGTGCAACTGGTTTTTCCAATGGTTCCGGTGGATCTGGAACTTCAGGACAGGGTAATAGTGGTGGTAATGGTAGAAGTGGTAGATTACCAAATGGTTATAATGTGGGTGGTGGTGGCGGTGGTGCCGGTGGTGTTGGTGCTAATGAAGATAGCGGTGGTCACGGTGGTGATGGTGTAGATTATTCAAGTGTTTTTGGTACAACATACGGCGATTCTGGCTGGTTTGCTGGTGGTGGTGCTGGTGGTGGATATGGTGGACAAGACGGTGGTAATGGTGGTAATGGTGGTGGTGGTAATGGGAGTTCCCGTACGGGTAATGCACAAGCTGGTCAAGCTCATACCGGAGGTGGTGGTGGTGGTGAAGGAGACTTAACTCGTATGAGTGCAAAGGGTGGTGGATCAGGTATTGTATTAGTTAAATATAAACCCGAATAAACAAACCAACAGCTGTTCTTGGATTACACATTGAGTATATAAAATTCGACGGCGTTTCATATGATGAACTTTGTTGGGAAAAATTATTTTTTGCCTGTGGATGATGTTTATGACTGTAGTAAACACAAAAATGAATCAGAATGTGAAGCTGCAGGTGGTTATTTTGTTGGATATAATATGGCTCCTTTTTTACTTGCGTGCGATTGGAAATTATAACCTAAGTGAAATAAAAATAGTCTAAAAATATAAATATAAAATGTCGGATTCGATTGAAAATATTCTCATTAACGTCGTCCGTGACTCTAATAGTCACATGGACAAAATAAACAACAGTGTCCTTTCCAATAATAAGTTACTTCAAACACTTATTGAAAAGGTCAGTAAATCTGAAGAAGAAAATAAGTACCTCCGCGAGAAAATGTGTGAGCTCGTGGATACGGTAAAGGTTTTACGCGAGAAGATCGAGGTTTTGGAAAAACCGAAACAAAAACGTCAGGTTATGGAAAAGAAACCCGAGGAGCCTAAAGTTCAGTGTAAATGCCATACGAAGAAAGGTGTTCGGTGTAAGAAGTGGTGTTTACCGGGTTACGATACGTGTAAACAACACGCCAAAACTTTGGGTTCTTCGGGTACGGTCGAACCTGGGGGTGGTAGTAGTGGTGGTAGTGGAGGAGAAGGAGGAAGGGAGGGGGAACACTCTTCTATTCCCGCGAAGAGGAAACGCGGTATTGGAACGGAGAAACCCGTTACAAAGAAAATGCCCATGCACAATCACGACCCTGGTGAAACGCCGAGCGAGCCGTGTTACGTGTGTTTGGCCCACGGCGACGTCCTCGATCCCGATATGCCCGATGACGAGTACATCGGTACGGTTATTGACGGTTTAACACTCGAGGAACGTTTGCGTCGAGCCATAGAGGAAGACGAGAAAAGTGACCCTGGTTCGGAATACGAATACATTGAAGAGGAAATTGAGGTTGAAGTTGACGAGAACGAAATTATACACAATAAAAATAAAAATAAAAATAAAAATGTATAGTAGTAGTAAATAATGAGTGCATCGATAATTTTTTTGGTAATAGTTATAGTAGTAACTGCTACATTAGTCTACTTATACTTTAACAATTTGGGACCATGGAAAAAGGAAAATTCTCCAGCACCAGCACCAGCACAAACACAGGTGTTGCCCAGTATAACAGATTTTTCAGTTGGCAGAACACTTTTACCGGACAGTAGTAGTGAGCCATATACGATAGAGCCATACACTATAGAACCGTATGATACTGAAGATATATTAGCTTTATCAAAAAACGTTACGTTTACACTAAATTGGATGAATAATATTGGTTTTGAAGAGAGTGGTGTAAACAAAATTGAAGTTTATCACGGTGTTATGCCGAGTAATTCAACTTCAGATACTATTTCTTGGAATAAAAGAAAAGAAATTACAGATACAGAATCATTAAAAAATTTTGCACAAGTAAGTGTATCACTATCTAATGAAAACATTGATTTAGTAGGTAAAAATTTTTTCAAAATAGAAGCGGTATATTCTTCGAATAATAATTCTCCTCGAATAATATTATACGATTCTTATGATTTATGGAGTAGTGATGAAACGGATGAAACCGAAGAATCAAATTTAGGAATTGACATTACGCGCGATGATTTAGTTTTAACAATTGATTTATCAGAACCGTTAACGGTTATGTATAGACCGAGATTGAGTAATGATTATACATCTATTGGTAAAGAAATAACAAATAAACGGTACAATTTTTATTATTTTAATAGTGTATCATCACCAGAACCAGAAGCAACAGAATTATTTACTAATGTAAGATTAGTACCAGTAGATGATTTGGGTACACAATTTAAACTTGAAAACGATGATGGTTACTTTAAACTCAGTGATGATTATAATGGTTATTCATTTAATGGTAGTAGCAGTGATGCTTCGACAGTTTACATAGCAGAAAGTTTAGAGACTAATACAAGAGATTTTGATAAGGTAATATTGTTAAAAGTATTAATTGGTAATGAATCTTATTATTTATTTGGTGGAGATAATACTTTTAGAAAAATAAATGATGTGAATTTTGAAAACGAAGATCATTTTTTCAGGAGAAATATATACATTAAAGAAGTTTCTCAAACTTAATGAATCTTACGCTATTAATATGGATAAAAAAAATGTATAATACTAATAAATGGATACAAAGCGAGGTATTTTTTTCTTAGGTGTAATACTAATTATAATTGTTTCAATTTATTATATTGTAAAAATGTTTAAAGGGCTTACTTCGTATCCACCTTCGCCATCCGTAGAAACGGACAAAACGTACGAAATTTCAATTTCAGATTTAAATTTTGAAAGAACGCTTAACCCAGATAAGAGTAATAGTAAAAGTGATATAGTTGGTTATACTATAGAATACGATGAAGGTATCAACTTCGAAGAATTATCTAAAAACGTCACTTTTACAATAAATTGGAAAAACAATATAGGTTTTACTGGTAATGTAGAAGGGTTTATTATTGATCATTATGTAAAAGTTAGTGATGATGCTGGATTTATACGATACCAATATAAAGAATTAAAAAATAAAGGTGTAATAAATATAAATAATTATGAAAAGAATAGTATACAAATAATTAGTGATGGAACATACTCTGTTATAGGAAAAAATAGATTTATAATAAAAGTCATTATGAAAATTGGTCCAGACAATATTACAGTATATAACGGTGTGGACCAAGAAAACGACTCATTACATGAAATAACAATTACTAAAGACCAATTAGGAGCAACACTAAGTATGACAAAGTCAGAAACTGTAAAATATATACCAGTAACGAATACGTTTAGTAAAAGTTATTCAATTAAAAAGGTAAAGTATAGCATTTCTAACGGTAATTCATCACTAAATTTTGCAGGTAGTGGAAGTATTTATTTAATGCCTGCCTTTGTTGGTGATGATAATAATGCCGAGACATTCTTTTTTAAATACGAACTTGGTGAAAATCAATACTTACTTGAAGATGGAACAAAAGGTGAATGGAATGGGAAAACAGAAAGAGAACCTAATGCTGAATTTGATAGTAGTATATATGATAACCGAATGTTTGTAGCATTTTACAATAAAAATGAAAATGAAAATATAATGCAATTGAGAGCCCCAGTTATGGGGTATGGTCTTGGTGGTAAATTTTTAACTAGTGATGAAAGTGGAAAATTGAAATTAATCGATATCTCAGAAAACGATGCGGTAAAAGAAACCGAATTTAAAAATTCGTATTGGAAATTTACAGAAGTTGAAGGTGATCCTGTAAATTGTCAAGGTGAATGGGTAGTTACTGACGATGGTACTACTAGTGGTAAAAAAATCGAGGAATTTGAAGTAACAAGTGAAGCGATAAATAATGGTACATGTGAATATAAAGGAAAAACAAGAGAAACACCTGTTAATGTAAATTGTCAAGGTTATTGGGAAGTTACTGACGATGGTACTACTAGTGGTACAAAAACCGAGATATTTAAAGTAACAAGTGAAGCGATAAATAATGGTACATGTGAGGCATCTGAAGGAGATATAAGACAAACACCTGTTAATGTAAATTGTCAAGGTTATTGGGTAGTTACTGACGATGGTACTACTAGTGGTACAAAAACCGAGATATTTGAAGTAACAACTTCAGCGAAAAATAATGGTACATGTGAGGCATCTGAAGGAGCTATAAGACAAACACCTGTTGATGTACATTGTAAAGGTGATTGGGGTGATTGGGGTGATTGTTCTAAAACCTGTGGTGGTGGAACGAAAACAAGAAATTGGATCACAACTACTAAACCGAAAAATAATGGTACAGCGTGTCCTGATCCTTCAACACAGTCGCAAAGTTGTAATACACAGAGTTGCCAAACGTGTAAGGCGAAAACTTGGTCAGATCGGAGTATTTGTAGCCAAATATATAACCAAAGTGATTGTAATAATAAAAGGGGGACTGGGCCAAAACCTCCACTCATCTGTGAATGGAGAGAGTAGTTTTCAGGAAGTGCCTATAAGTAATGAAATTACCGTTAGTCCAGATATAGATAGGAAAGGATACTTTATGTACCCAGGTGGTTCTAACTTGTCTATTCAAGAATACATAAAAGAAGGTACACCTCACGGTATGGTATTTTTGGTTCCTTCCGGGAATAAAAATTCGACTATTAAAATTAGATTAGCACATGATAATACATTCATAAATTATGATAATGTTAATAATGAGTTTTCTTTTGATTCAAACACTGGTACTGAATTTACATTGGTGAAAGGTGAAATTGAAGGTACATTTCGTTTGAAAGTAGGTGACCGTTTTGTTGCGGTTAAAGATGATAAATTGGTAATGTTAAAATTTCAGCCATGTATGTTATATTATCCGTTTTACGTACTTTGAATATGGTATCGTATTTATCTGTAATTTTTTTATCAACGTACGTACACTCTTCTGTTTTTTTTGTTAAGTCATATACACCAAACTCCCCATTACAATTTCCAAATTTTTTCGAAAAGTCTTCCCATGAATACTTTACGGGTTGTTTCGTTAGGAATATAAAAAATGATAGGATCATGATAATCAAAAATACAACCAAAGACACCATTTTTATAATAAATAAATAAAAAAATAAAATGAAAAAACGGTAATATTATTGGATAATTGTTTACGTCGAGTATTGAACCTAGTCGACGAAAACAAGTATGAGATACCAGAAGGTTATTAGCTAAACCTGTAATAAATGGTATTTTAAGTTCCGGTGTTTTAAAAAAATGGAAAATTAATGTTATGTAATAATATAAATAAATGGTAAACAGAGTATTCAAAGATTTTATGAATTATGTAAATAAAAAAGAAAAAAAAATTCGCGATACTGAAAAAAAAACGTGCTGATCGTCATTAGTATTGTTATACTAATAGTCCTATTATTTTACTTTCTATTGAAAAAACGTACATATATTCCACTGAAAATTATTAAAGATAGGTACAGTTCTATTGAAATGCATAATGGAATGCTACGAGATTCACATAGAATGGATACATATGAGTCTGTCCTTACCAAAAATTCATCATTAATCAAAGGTAAAACTGTATTAGATGTTGGATGTGGTACGGGTGTTCTAGGTGCTTTCGCTAAAAAGGGTGGGGCATCAAAAGTTGTCGGTGTAGACATGAATGACGTACCAAAATACCCAGGAACCGATGATATAGAATTCATATTAGGTAAACCAATTCAAGAATCGACTTTACCCAAGGGAAAGTTTGATGTTGTTGTGTCGGAATGGATGGGGATGTTTCTTTACGAGGAACTTTCTATCGATATGTTTCTATACGCGAGAGATCATTATTTAAAACCAGGTGGTGCTTTATTACCGGATATGGGAACTATTTATGTATCAGGATTCAAGGGTGATAAGTATGGAAAACCTGGTTGTTATGTCATAGATTATGTTGAACCTAGTGATATCATAACACCCGATTACCCCATACACCACGTCGATTTTACAACTGTATCACTGAAAGAAACTTTTATCGTAAATTCCGACATTGAACTGAAAGGTGATGAATTTATTGATGGAATCGTAATATGGTTCGATACAGCATTCACGGAAAGGTTTTGTAAAGAAACTCCCGCTATATTAAACACAAAGAGACCTACGTCATGGTTTCATGGGGTGATACGTTTTGAATACCCGAAGAAACAAACTGATATAAAAAATATAAAACTTAAACGTGGTAAAGAAAAATACACAGTGTGGGTAAATGATACTATCTTTCCCGATCATGGATTGAATCTGGATTGGTTTGAAAGAACTAAGCATTTATAAAATCCTAAGACTTAAAAGAACATATAGCTTCACTTTAGGTGAGTAATATAAAAGATAAAAAAGAATTATCTAATAATAATTATATAAGATATAAAAAAACATTAGAAATGCGAGTTGAATCTATGAAAAAGGCGATTGAACATGGTGAAAAATCATTAAAATATTTTAAAGAGCTTATACAGGCTTTAAAGAAAGATCTTGATATGGTTAATAGTAATATAACTCAAAATTATTTAAACAGACATGGAATTAATAGATAAAACATTTATTTATTTTTTAAGAATAAGTTTTTCAATTTATTCTTTTTAGAAATCTTTTCGCGAACTTCTTTTATGAACGTGTTTCGATCCATTATTGTTTTCATTTCTTTTCTTTCGAGAACGCCTCCCGTGCATAGTTCTTGCCACTCGTGTAATGAAATTTTCGATTTTTTTAATTCGTCCATTGTTTTTTCTTTCTTTTCTAGAATTCTATCTTTGAGTTTATCATCGGCTGCGCGCATGAGATAGAATGTCATTGCGGTTATGTCGTCTTCGTTGAACAAACTATTGGTATCGCTGGTATCACTTGTACTGTTTGTGTCTGATTCTGAGTTAAAGTTCTTTGAGAACGATTCTCTTACAAGACTTTTTAATTCTTCGAAGTCGAGATCACCCCTTCCGTCTTCATCGGCTTGTTTGAACGTTTTTGCGGCAACGCACGCCTGTGCGGCATACCTTGCAGCTTCTTTGGCAATATCGTACTCTTCTTGTATGACACTTTTGTATACGTGTGATATTTCACCCATCATGAACTTTGCTATGAATCCTACTATTGTAGATGCGAGTCTTAACAATACGAGACCGGATGTTAGTTGGAGTAAAACGAAGACGTAGTCTATTTCACCAATGAGACCACTTTGATGTATATCGAATAATATACCGTACCTGTAAAAATTGGTATAAATACCGTTAGGTTGTCCCGTGGTTAAATCAATTGGGTTATTTATGTCGTATGTTGACGAATTTGGTAACTGTTTGTAGTGTATTTCGTCGCCTTTAGAAAACCACCCGAGTTTTGGTTCGACGTTTATTATGGCGTATACATCTTTGTTACCTACACTGGTATGTATTTTTTTCTGAAGTTCGTAGTTATGGTACTTGACTTTTATGTTTAATCTTAATCCACTTGTTCTTACGTATGGGTACTTGTTTATATCGTCACCGGTGCCGTTAAATCCTAATATTTCTCTTTTGAATTCGGAACCTTGTTCATCGAGTGGTTTGTCTAATTCTATACCTGCCAAACTTAACCAATCTGATAATTTTAGACGGACGGATTCACCTTCTTCGAAGGTATACAAGTTATCGTCTGATCCTTTTTTTCTAATGTACGTTTTTGGTTTGGAACCTGAGTCTATTGTTGAATCGTAATAATGATTGAACGCAAAATAACTGTCTTCTATGCCTGTGGCTAGAATATTGTTTGATTCTGTGTGTATGCACTGGTTCATACTAACATAAACGTCTTCCATTCCGTTTGGATTATAGAGACACCCCGATGAAGGTTTGGTGTACCTTTGTGTTATCGTTTGGGATATATGTGTGGTAAAGAACATGACATTACCAGATGGTAATTTAGAAATCAGTTCGGAACCTGTGTAGTAAGCGCATATTGGTGCCTTGTAGTACCAGTCGGTTGAGTAGTTAAATGCATATTTATCGAGATTATTGCAAAATGATGGTTTGTTGTTGTATATGTTTAATTGGTTTTCTTTGAACTCGCTTCCTCCTAGACCCCAAGCACTTGTGACCCCTGTGGGTATTTCGGTTTCAACATACGTTTTGCCCGTGTAGAGTGAATATACTACCCATGATATAACGCACATGCTGAGAGAAATATTAATAATTGCCAGTCTCCAGTCTGGTATGACTGTGACTTTCTCTGTTGTATACCGTAGATTCATAACATTGCTCCTGAGCCATTTCCATATAGGGTTCATTTTGGTCTGGGATATAATGTAAAATAATTGAGATAAAAATAATAACTATTTTACACGATTAGTATAAATATGTTTAATGTTACAAATTGGTTAGACTTTGTGTATTAGTTGTAAATCAAAGAACAACGGTACTGTTTTTGCCTAGGTATGACCGCGAACGCTATAAAAACTTCCGTGATTTAGACATACTTCCTACATATCCACGAGTCATGTCTAAAACATATAGACGACGAGCTAATACCGTCCTTGGTTTGAAATAGGCATACCTTGTGATTACCATATAAATATCCGTGTGCGTGAAATCCCAGGC